ACGAGAGACGCCGCTCGGCGTCCGCCCAGTCGCTGACCGTCAGGTCAGGCGGCGGCTGCCACAGGGTCCGCGTCCGGTTCGACCGGGCCCGCAAGCTCGGCGAGCGCGGCGTGGACTTCGTCGCGGATGATGGTGCGGATTGCATTCGGATCGGTTCGGCCTACGAGCTGGGGAGCGACCTTGGTCGGCATGGAGAGGAGCTTCGCGCGCGCGGCCAGGACGAGGTCGTCCCATTCCGCACCCACCTGCTCGACCTCGACGAGCTCGCCGCGACGGACGCGGTTCTCAACCTCGACCTTCTCGGCCTGCGCCGCGGCAAGCCGCTCGCGCTGGGTGGGGTAGTTCTCGTCGCCGCTCGTCGCCGAGCCGCTCTTGGCGGCGAACCAGGCGACCACGGCGCGCGCGTCATAGCTGCCGTCGGCGTTGCGCGGGGCATCCGCCCAATCGCGAACGGTGCGCGAGGTCACGCCGAGCAGGTAAGCGACCTGCTGCTGATTGAGGCGAGCGAGCTCGACATCTGCGGCGCCACGGTTAGCCAATGGAGTAACCTCTTTCGTCCCTTCGATGAGTTGCAGCTGAGGCACGCGATGACGATGTTGTCCATCGAATGCGACCCGCCAAGATACAGCGGTTCGACGTGGTCGGCGGTCTTGTCGTTTGATGACTCGAACCGATCCAAGCAGTAGGCGCAAAACTTGGCTTCGCCGAAAGCGGCGCCCAAGGCCTGCGGCGTTACGCTGCCGTCGGACAATCTCGCCACCCGCTCGGCCCGGGTCTTCTTTCGCTGCTGCGCCTTGATGATTTCGCGCGCGCGGAAGACGTCATCCGTGCGATAGCGCACGGTGAACTTCTCGCCGCCGGTCAGCCGCGGGTTGTTCCACGGTTTGCCGGTGCCGGCGTACCAGGCGAGCACACACTCCGCTGGGCCCGTCTCTCGCAGCCACCGGCGACGCCAGTCGCGGTGCAGTTGCGTGAACTTCTCAGCGGATTTGTCGCGCTGAGACCGCGGCCGCATCTTTCGCGGCTTGCCATACTTGGTCAGGCCTTGCGCTTGATATCGCGATCGAGCAGCTTTGCGGTGCCGCCGATTGATGTCCTTTTTCGAGCCGTCAGCGCGCCTTTGCGCATTCAGCGCGCGCATCCGAATGCGGCCTTTTTCTCGCTGCTGTTCCAGATTTTTCTTGTACCACAGCGCGCGACTCTCGCGTTTTTTCGCGTTTCGGCATGGCCGGCAGACGCGCTGTCGCCCGGCCAATTTCACATCTGCGCCGCATTTTTCGCATTTCAGCGACGGCTTGAACTCGAATCGGAAGGAACTCTGAAATTGTTTCATCTAGGAATCAGTGGGGGTCCGGACTACCCGCGAGGCGACCTCTCTGGGAGGACCCGTGACCCGTGGCGCCCCCGCCACAACCCCGTTGCGCCGCCGCCACATCAGGCGGCAGGGCGGGCGGTGGCGGCTGCCACGCGGAAGCCCTCCTCGAACTTCGGCACGAGCTCGCGCTGCACCGCCCGGTCGATGGTCTCGTAGAACGGGAAGCGCTTCCGGTACTTCGGCGGTCGCTCGGTGAAGATGAACACCGGGCGGATCGCATCGCCGAAGCCGAAGCCGACGCGCTCGTAGATGCCGGGCGCGAGGTGCTTGGTCGCTGCGCGTCCGGTCTGCGCCACGAAGTAGCGCGTCACTCTGCGCTTGCGGCGCTTCATCGCTCGGGCCTTGCTTGCCGGCGTCTCGCGTGCGAGCACATCGCGGCTCGCCTGCAGCTGCGACAGGATGGCGTTGAGTGTTCCACGGGGAACGTTGCCATACGCGTCAAGCTTGGCTGCTCGCGTCGGGACAGCGTACTGCCCCGGCAGCAGCAGCCCTTGGCGCTGCAGCAGGTTCTCGAAGCCCTTCTGGCCGCGGCTGCCCCCCGTGATGTGGTGGATCAAATACCGCACGGCCGGCACGCCTTTGCTCGTCGTGTCCTTAAGCTTCACCTCTGCGATGAGGCGCTGCTTGGTCGCAGTGCGCACGAAGACGGCGCGCTGCGTGTAGGGCGTTGGCGAGTTGAAGACCTGGCGGATGACGCCTTCGACATCCTTCTGCGCGGCCTTGGCGGTCTGCGTCAGCGCGTAGGCGGTGGCGAAAGGGATCTGGTCCTTCTGCAGGCCCTCGAGCATCTTGAGGGCGTCCTTGAGATCTGCTCGGACATCGTAACGCATCGAATCGGTCCCTCGGTCTACGGCCTGCTGCGACGCATCGCTGTGGGTGTGTGCCGTGCGTTGGGTTCCGGCTGGGGTGAGATACCTCAGTCTGCGCTCTTATGCCCGAAAGTTGGGCGGGGTGCAAGACATGAGGTTGAGGTGCACCTGTCGCTCGGCCAGCTCGACGCGGCGCATGAGGGTGCGGCGGCTGATGCGCATCCGGCAGGCCTTCACCTCGAGGCTGGCCCGGACGAGGTGGAAGGCGAGGAGCGGATCGCGGTGCAGCGGTGGCAGTTGGGCGATGGCGCGGTCGACTTCGGCGAGGTCTGGCGGGAGATCCCGGACGAGGTCGTAGGCGCGGTCGCCCTCGTTGGCGTGTGTGAAGGCTGACGAGCGCGGCCATCCGTTGAGCACTCGGCCGCGGCAGGCCTTGGCCCAGCGTGCGATGCGGATGCGGGTGAGGTGGATCTCTGCCGGGTCAGACATGGAGCACCTTTCGCGGGCGTGCGGACCTCAGCCTGGTCTGGCCCCATGCTGCGGCGTAGACGTCGCTGATGCTGCCGAACTTGGCCGCCTCGTTCACGTTGTGCGTCCACCATCGGCGGTATCCGACGCTCATGTCGGTCTGGCCCGTCCAGTAGAAGGCCTCGCGGGAGACGAGCACCCACGGCCCGGTGCGGAAGTAGGCGTCGCGCGCGTTCATGGTTCCATCGGCGGCAGCTCGCCGCGGATCATCGGCAGGGCGTCGGTCAGGCGCATGACGACGAGCCATTCCTTGCCGTCGGCTCGGCAGCAGACGACCGGGACGTCGTTGGGGCCTGATGCGCGTGCGGCCTGGTCGACCCACTCGTGCACGGCGATGCCCTTCCTGCGCTTGGCCTCGATGCGGAATTTGCCGACGGTGATGTCGTCACCGCCGTCCCGAGCCTGCCCGATGTTGCGCTTGCAGACCCAGCCGAGGTTCTCGGAGAGGATCTGCGCGAGCTCGCGCTCGCCGGTTGCGCCCTTCCTGCGTTGTGATGCACCCATTTCTGTCACCAGTTGGCGGTCATTCGGCCGATGTCGACGGCCTCGTTGAGGATGTTGATCAAAGGTCGCAGCTTAGACTTCAGTCGCCACCTTTCGCGCCGTTCCCGAGCTGGGCCGCGCAGTCGCTCGGCGTTGGCGCGGTAGTAGGCGCTATGGTACTCGGTGCGCTTCTCGCTGCGCTTGTGATACCTGCAGGCGCGGCCGGCCACGGATTCGACGCCGCAGACGGGGCAGTTGCGCCTCGGCTTCGGTGTGAGTCCGTGGTCGGTGCGCCAGTCAGCCAAGCGCGCCTCCGAGCGCGGTGATGACCGCGCGCGCGACGACGATGCCGATCCCGACGACGGTACCGCAGAAGGCCGCGATGGTCGCCCAGACGGCGAGCACCTTCAGCCAGGCGAACACGAGGTCGAGCGTCGACATCAGAACGGGATGTCCGAGTCGTCGACGAAGTCCTGCGTCGGGGCGGGCTTGGTCGCGGTGACGGCCGGGGCGGCCACGGGCTTGAACTTGAGCTTGAGGTACTTGCGGCCGGGCTGGGTCTTTACCTCGTTCACCCAGGCGTCCACGTAGTACGCGACGCCGGCGAGCTCGGCCTTGCCGGTGTAGTCGGGGTCTTGGCGGCCGTCGCGCTTCTTGTCGTTCTTGAACAGGGCGCCGGAGTTGGAGTTGTCGTAGGTCATGTCGTCTCCTTGGTGGTCTTCGGGTTGGTGATCTGGGTCCGTGTGCCGTCCTCCAGCTCGACCTCGAGGGCGGTCATGCGGGCGGTCGGGAACCTGGCCTTGGCGAGGTCGAGGAAGGCGAGGGTGCCGGGTGAGAGGCGCTCGAGCAGGGCGCGGACTCGGCGGCGGTGGTCGGCCTTGGGGTCTTTCGTGTCCATCTAGCGGTTACTCGTCTTGCTCCAAAATGGTGCATTGGGGCTGTACGGAATGTACGGGGTATATACCCCCCGTACAGTTCGTACACCTTTTGCCCGTCCGAATTCGTACGATTCGTACAATTTCGTACAGTTCGTACACTTCACAGCGCTCCGCGGTCGACCGACCAGCCGCCGACGCTGGCGGTGAGGATTCGGGTCTGCACGAGCCAGGTCGCCATCTCGTAGCGGCGCGTCCTCGGGATGCCCTGCGCCTCCAGCAGCTCGTGGAACTCGGGGGTGCTGATGTGGTTGGCATCGGGGCGGCTGCGCAGCCACTCCTTCAGCGCGGTGACCGTCTTGGTCTGGTTCTGGCCGCCGGCCTTGACCTTGGGGGCGGGCGGGGCCGTGTCGCGCATGATGAGGCTGGTGACGCGCTCGCCGTAGGCGTCGCTGCGCCCGAGATCGATGGTCTCGGCCTCATAGGCGATGGCGGGGAGGCTGGGGTAGTCCTTGAAGCGCTCGCGGCTCACGGTGACCGTCATGGCGGTCGGCAGCGGGCGGTCGACGATGTATTCCGCGTCCGGGTTCGCCATGAGGGCTGAGGCGCCGCGGGGCCGCTTGGCGTCGCCGTGGCCCGCGTGGGCGACAATGAGCACCGTGGCGTCGAAGCGGTCGCGGAGCGACCGGGAGAGGCGCGAGAGGAAGGCTGCGACCTCGGCGTTGTCGTTCTCGTCGAGGCCGGCCGAGAACTTGCTGTAGGTGTCGATGAGGATGCAGGCGGGCTTGATGCCGGCGGCCTCGATGGCGGTCACGAGTTGCAGCAGCTCCTCGTCCACCGTCAGGCGCAGCGATCGCTCGAGGCAGAGGATCTGGAATTCGGTGAGGGCGCGGTCGGGCGCGAAGGTGCGCATCCAGGCGTCGGCGCGGCGGTCGAGTCCTGCGCCTTCGCCCGAGAGGATGACGACGGGCTTGCCGTCCTGGGCGATCCGCATCATCCAGTCGAGCGCGATGAACGACTTGAAGGTCGAGCGCTGCCCTGCCAGCACGGCGAGGACGCCCGCCTCCAGCTGCCGATGGATCAGCCAGCGCGGCTCGCGCTTCTCGGCGACGATTTCGGCGAGGTGGCGCAGCACGACGGGCGGGGTGGTCGGCTCTTCGGTCGGGCCCGGGTCATCCTCGTCCCAGCCGACGAGCGGACGGCCGTAGGTGAGGCGGTCGTTGGCCTCCTGCTGCCTGCGCTCGAGCTCCATCTTCTCGCGCACCGCGTAGGCGCGCGCGCGGTCCTCGTCGGTGAGGCGCAGGCCGAGGCCGTTGAGTGGGTTGTCGGTCGAGTCGGTCACCGGGATGGCACCGCGAAGACGTCGGGCCGCAGCTGGGCGCGGTCGATGCCGGTCGCGGCCTCGATCTCGACGACGCGGTAGACGGGCGCGCGGCCCATCTTGAGCCACAGCGAGACGGCCTGCTGACTGATGCGCAGGCGCTTTGCGAGCGCGACTTGGCCGCCGGCGGCGGTGATGGCGGATTCCAGGGCGACCTTGGCGGGCGCCGGGGTTCGTTTGCGAGGGGGCATAGCGCGGCATCCTACAAGCCGCCCTTGTCCGGTTGCAAGAGGGGCGACGCGAAAATAAAGTTACAAGGAGGGCTTGTATTTCGTTTTCGGCTCGTTTACAGTTCTTCCCATGCCGCCCATATCGGCGCGGCAAACAGACTGGAGGGTCTGACGATGAGAGAGCTAACCGAAAACGCCGCTAGCCCGGATTTCCTCACCCGCACTCACACTGCTTTCCGCAGCTTCGACGAGCTGCTGAACGCGCCGGGCGGCTACTTCCCGTCCCTCAACGTCGGCAAGACGGGCATTAAGCTCCTTGCCGATCACTACGACCATGCGCAGGCCGCACGCGGTGACAGCCGCCGCGCGTTCCGTTGGGGCCAGCGCCGCAGAAAAAACGAGGCATTCATCCAAATCCAGGTGATCGCATGAGCACCGTTACCCTCGTTGCCTGCGCGGCCACCAAGCTCGACCGCCCGGCTCCGGCGCGAGAGCTCTACCGCTCTGACCTCTTCGCCAAGTCGAGCGCTTACGCGCAGCGGCTCGGCGAGTGGTACATCCTGTCGGCGGCTCAAGGCCTGGTGCATCCCGACACCGTCCTCGAGCCCTACGACATCACGCTCAACGACATGACGCGCGACGAGCGCATGCGATGGGGCTGCAAGGTCGCTTGGCAACTCGTGCAGTTCAACATCCAAGCCGACCGCTGCGTCGTGCTCGCCGGGCGCACATACCGCGACCCAGTCATGGACTTTCTGCGCCTCTCGTTCGCCTCCGTCGTGATTCCGCTAGAAGGGCTCGGCATCGGCCACCAGAAGCAGCGTCTCGCGCAGCTCGCGCAGGTGGCCGCATGAGCACCGAAGCCTTCGACTGGGCGGTCATCGTCACCGCCTTCATCGTCGCCCTCGGCGTCGGCTCCATGATCGGCGCCGTCGTCGAGTCCTATCTTGAGCGCCGCCGTGAGCAGCGCCAGCGGCTGCCCGAGCCGAACTGCCGCGCGCGTGTCGTGCGGCGTTGGGGGGTGCCGGAATGAGCAGCAATCCGCTCGGAAGCATGAGTCCGCTGCTGCGCGACCTGCTCAACACCATGTCGATCCCGTACACCGCCGCGCCGCCGCGCATCCCCGTCGAGCTCGACGGCGTGTCGCTCGGCCAGCTGATGACGGCGCTGCGCTTCAGCGGCCTCGTCATCAGCAACCGCGACGGCACGCTCGTCATCCACAAAGCAGAGGAGTCCCACGATGGAACAGCGCAGCGCTGATTGGTTCGCCGCCCGGCTCGGGCGCGCGACGGCATCCAAGTTTAAGGACGCGGTGTCGAAGCTGAAGACGGGCAAGCCGTCCGAGAAGCGGCAGACCTATGCGATCCAGCTCGTCGCCGAGCGCCTGACGCATCAGCCGACGCCGCACTTCACGACCGCGGCGATGCAATGGGGCATCGACAACGAGCCCGCCGCGCGCGTCGAGTACGCCTGGAAGACGGGCATCG